CAGCGTCATATCTCGGATTCACCCATGTGGAAAAGCGCTGAGATTTTGCGCCAATCCCGTCATGGTTTCCGAGAGGTTGAAGGGTCAAAAATGTCAACGGTTCCGAAGAACTGCGACATAAGTCGGACGATCTGCACCGAGCCGTCGCTCAACATGTTTTATCAGTTGGGCGTCGGCGGGTGCGTTACTGACCGACTGCGCGCATGGGGTCTAGATATAGACCGTCAAGCGGTATACAATCGCTCTCTTGCGCGCGAGGGGTCCCTCGAGGGGACCTATGGGACAATTGACCTAAGTTCAGCTTCGGACTCTTTGTCCGTTCCGCTCCTTAGGTACTTGCTGCCCCAGGATGTCTTCACGACACTCTGGAGTCTTCGCTGTGACTCGACGCAGATCCCTGGCAAGGGGTCTGTCGACTTGCACATGCTTTCGACTATGGGGAATGGTTATACTTTCCCCTTGCAGACTTGTCTCTTCGCTTGTGTCGTTCTCGCGGTCTACGATTGCCTTGGCCTCCCGGCTCGTAAGAGTTGTGATGGTTGGGGTGATACCTGGGCAGTTTTCGGCGATGATATCATTGTACGCCGTGAGGCGTATCAGTGGGTCTGCCGAATCCTCGAACTGTTTGGGTTCGAAGTTAACCGCGAGAAGTCCTTTAACGAAGGACCATTCCGCGAATCCTGCGGTACCGACTGGTACGCAGGTGTCGACATCCGTGGAGTCTATTGCACGACTTTACGGACGGTCGGCGCGCGGTTCTCCCTGATGAACAGACTGATGCGGTGGAGTGCCAGGCATGGTATTCTACTCCGAGAGACTTTACGTTACCTCGGTCAGCTTGTCCCAAAAGTCAAAGTCCCTTTTCTTGAGGGTGATGACTCTGGGCTGAAGGTACCTTTCTCTGAGAGCGGCTACCAGGATCGACGGACCCAGATGCTCGCGTATGTAAAATACGCTCTGCATGGCCCGCGGTTGAAGTATGACGCGATTAGGGATACCTTAAGGGTGCCTCCGGGTGGTAAGTTACGACGGCGCTATACTAACCAGTATGGCCTCGTTGTAGCGATGCTACAGGGGAG